GTAATTTTTCAAATTTATACTGTAAACTTTCAGACCTCAAAGCCTTATACTACAAGGGTTTTCTTGAATTCCACAAGGAGTATTTCAAATCGAAGATCAACCAATTTTTTCTAGGCCGATGCTTTCAAAAGGTACCCTGATGTACTCAAGAGAGGGTCGTTATGTTGGTCGTGTACTGACAGACATCTACAGAGGACAAGAAGTTCTCCCGTCTTATTTCAAGATGACTTCAGGAGAATCGCCCGATTACCTTACGGATGATATCCTAGACTTTCTCGACAGATTTCTCATAAGATTACCATCCCCTTCTCAGGTGTAACTTCCACTGTAACCTTCTACATTTGATGTCTCTACAAAGGATTCCAGAATGTCTAAAAATCACAAAGAATATACGACCTTAGAGAAGGCATTTCTTGAACACCTCTTNAANGANGCAGAAGGTGATATCAAGAAAGCGATGCTTCTTGCAGGTTACGGAGAGAACAACTCGACCTCTCAGATTGTCAAACAACTCTCGGATGAGATTATTGAACTCTCGAAGGCCTATCTTGCTGGTCATGCACCGAAGGCCATACTTGCTACTCTTGGTGTCCTCGATAAACCCGATGCTCTCGGAGCAGGCAACCGAATCAAGGCCGCGAATTCAATCCTCGACAGAGCTGGTCTNGCCAAGCCTGATGATTCTATCAAAGTCTCGATTGGTTCTTCCGGCGTCATCATCCTTCCTGCAAAGAACGCCAAGGTAATTACAGAAGAAGAAGCAGAAGAAAAAGTTGAGTAATACAAACCCCAATATTGAAGCCTACTTCTCAGAACCACGGGATAGAACACAGAGAATTCCTTTTTGGTGTCTCCCACATCCTGAGATAAAAACCCTCATGATCCCCAACCCGGAGTTCGCCCCGATCCTGATAGAGGCAATCCAAGGACTTGAGAACGGGTTATCTCTCCGTGAAGTAGCAGAATTCGTGACATCAAGGACTGGTGTCTCACTCTCCCACTCTGCCGTAGCCAAACTATGGAATGCCGTAGGAAGGGTCCGGACAGTCCAGACACCTAAGAAGCGTAAGCCTCTCTCGATGGCAGAGTTGAAGGAACGTCGAAGAAAGAAGAAGATTGCCGACGAAAGGAAACGCCTCTCTTTCCTGAACAAGAGGATCGAGAAGTTAGGTGGTCAAATTGAAGAGATCAGGCAAGAGGAAGAAGAAAAGAAACCCCTTCAAGGTATCGTCGAAGTAGAATATCTACCAGAAGAAGACACAGAAGAAGAAATCATCTTCATGCCTAACAAAGGCCCACAGACAGAGTTCCTCTCTTCTTCAGAACAGGAAGTCCTCTATGGTGGTGCCGCAGGTGGTGGCAAATCCTATGCCATGCTGGCGGATCCGATCCGTTATTTCGACAATCCTAATTTCCGTGGTCTTCTTCTTCGTCGTACGAATGACGAACTCAAGGAATTGAAGTGGAAGGCAAGAGCCCTCTACGACAACAAGATCATCAAAGGTAAGTGGAAGCAACAAGACTCCCTCTGGGTCTTTCCGTCTGGTGCTGAGTTCTGGCTGACCTATCTCGAAAGAGACGAAGACGTAGCAAGATATCAGGGACAGTCCTTTACTTGGATTGGTATCGATGAGTTGACCCAGTATGCGACGCCTTTCGCCTGGAACTATCTCCGGTCTAGACTTCGTTCGGTCGATCCTGATCTTCCTTTGTCTATGAGAGCGACTAGCAACCCTGGTGGTCCTGGACATGGTTGGGTCAAACGTATGTTCGTCGATCCGGCTCCCTACAAGCAATCGTTCGACGCGACTGACATCGAGACAAACGAAGTCCTCAGACATCCAATGGAATTTCAATTCCCTCATCCTCAGGCGGGTGAGAAAAATCCCAAGGGCGGCCAACCCCTTTTCCAGCGGAGGTTTATACCGGCATCTCTCTACGACAATCCTTATTTGGTCAAAGACGAGAACTATGCCGCAAACCTTCTCTCACTCCCAGAGATGCAAAGGAAACAACTTCTCGAAGGAGATTGGTCGGTCGTCCAAGGAGCAGCATTCGAAGAGTTCAGAACCCATATCCATGTCGTCAAACCTTTCAAGATCCCTGAAGGATGGAGAAGATTTCGTTCTTGTGACTTTGGTTATTCTACTTGGTCTGCCGTCCATTGGTACGCCATCGACCCTAATGATACCCTTTATGTATACCGTGAACTCTATGTGTCTAAGAAGACAGGGAGAGATCTGGCGCAGCTAGTTCTCGAAGCTGAGAAGGATGAGAAAGTCACCTATGGTGTTCTAGACTCGTCTGTCTGGGCCATGCGGGGCCAATCAGGCCCTTCTATCGCTGAAGAGATGATCCATGCGGGTTGTCGCTGGCGGCCTTCAGACCGCTCTCAGGGCTCTCGTGTGGCCGGTAAGAACCGGTTGCATGAACTCCTAAAGACCCGTCCGATAGGTGGTGACAAAGAAGTCCCCGGTATTCTTTTCTTTGATACTTGTCGTCAGATTATCTCTGATCTTCCAATGATTCCTGTCGATCCAAAGGGTGGAGAGGACATCGATGATAGATATGCTTCTGACCACGCCTATGACTCAATCAGATATGGGATTATGTCACGTCCTCGTGCGTCTTCTCCGTTCGATACTATTTCAACAGGGAAGTCTAGTTATGTCCCTTCAGACGCAGCCTTTGGTTATTAAGGATAAAACATGGCAGATAAGATTGTAACGACTAACAACTTTGGACCATCTGGTTCAGGTTTTATGTCTGAAGGGTTGACCATCGAAACAGACTTCTCGACAGACGAGACGGTTTCTTTGACGGATGACACCCCTGAAAATTCTTTTGAATATTCTGGTCTGTGTGCTTTCATCAAGGAAAGATATCAGAGATCTAAAGACAAGAGACTCTCCGACGAAACTCGTTGGCTCGAAGCATACAGAAACTACAGAGGGATCTATGGTCCTGACGTCCAGTTTACCGACACAGAGAAGTCTAAGGCCTTCATCAAGATTACGAAGACCAAGGTCCATGCGGCTTATGCACAGATCGTAGACATCCTTCTGGCTGGTAACAAGTTTCCTATCGGTGTCGAAGCTTCTCCCGTACCGGAAGGTATTGCAGATTCCGTCCACGTCGATCCTAAGGAACCCGATACTGGTCAACAGACTGGAACTTCGACGGTAGTCCGTCCTGACATCCTTGCTTCTCTTGGTCCTCTGAAGGAGAAACTCTCTCCCGTGAAAGACAAGTTGAAGGACGGTCCCGGACTTACAAGTACGGCATTGACTTGGGAACCTGCAAAGATCGCAGCCAAGAAGATGGAAAAGAAACTCCAAGATCAGCTCCTTGAAGCAAACGCTGACAAGTCGTTACGTTCATTCGTCTTTGAGATGGCTTTGTTTGGGACTGGTGTATATAAAGGTCCTTTAATCAGAGAGAAAGAATATCCTAAGTGGAGTGCGGAAGGTGAATACACCCCTGTACTTAAACAGATTGCAGACATGGAGTTTGTTTCCTGTTGGGATGCCTATCCTGATCCTGAAGCGGTCAACATGACAGAGTGTGAATATTTCATCCAACGTCATAGATTGAATAAGACTCAACTTCGTTCTCTCAAGACAAGACCTGCCTTCCTTGCAGACTCAATCGAGAAAGCAATCGACGACGGTTTTAACTTCGTCCCGGAGTATTGGGAAGCAACGCTGAAAGACTACGAAGTCACGTCAGACTCAGAAAGATTTGAAGTCTTTGAATACTGGGGTACTGCCGACAAGGACTTCGAAGAGATCACCAATCTAGAAATTCCGAAGCAATTCGCGAAACACGATCAGGTACAGGTAAACATCTGGATCTGCAACGATCAGATTCTTCGTGTCGTTTTCAATCCGTTGAAGCCGATGAGAATTCCGTTCCATGCATGTCCGTATGAACTCAATCCTTACTCGTTCTTTGGTATTGGTATCGCTGAAAACATGAGTGATACACAACTCCTGATGAATGGCTTCATGAGAATGGCCGTCGATAACGGTGTCCTCTCTGGTAATACCATCCTTGAAGTCAATGAGAACAACCTCGTACCCGGCCAAGATATGAAACTCTATCCCGGTAAGGTGTTCAGGACACAAGGTAATCAAGGTCAGAGTGTCTGGTCCACAAGGATCGACAACCACTCCCAAGAAAATCTCATGATGTTCGACAAGGCTCGACAACTGGCAGACGAAGCNACCGGTATGCCAAGTTACGCACATGGTCAGGGTGGTGTCCAAGGGATTGGTCGTACCGCTTCTGGTATGTCAATGCTTATGGGTGCCGCTGCNCAGAACGTCAAGGCCGTCGTTCGTAACATCGATGACTATCTCCTAGTTCCGCTCGGTAAAGATCTCTTTGCGTTTAACATGCAGTTTGATTTCGACAAGGAATTCATCGGAGATCTAGAGGTCGTAGCTCAGGGTACACAGAGTTTGATGCGGAACGAAGTTCGTTCACAGAAAGTCCTTCAGTTCCTTCAGGTGACTAACAACCCGGTCGATGGTCCTTGGGTCAAACGTGATTATCTTCTGCGTGAGTTAGCAGAATCCCTCGATCTAGAGTCCGACAAGTCTGTCAATGATCCTAGAGAAGCCGGTGTCCAAGCGATGTTGATGCAAGAAATGATGAAAGCACAGGGTATAGATCCTAATCAGAAACAAGGTGGACAACCTGCCGTTCCTGGTGTTGGTTCTGGCAATGATGCCGCTTCTAATCCTGGATCGTCACCCGTACCTCAAGAACAAGGCTTCTCAGGGACAGGAGGTGGTTCAAACGCCGGTACAGGAGCAAAACCCCCACAAGGTAATGGACAATGAATAGATCAGTCAGTGAGAAAATAATTCAGAATTTTGATTTTAAAGTGATGGAGACTCTGAATGAATATATCACAGATAGAGTAGAGTACCTTCATAATAGATTAGAAAGAGAGAGTGATCCAGATATCTTTAGACAGCTACAAGGTCAGATACAGGAACTCCGATATTTGACTAAAATCAGAGATTATGCTGTCTCGACAATCTCACTAAAGGAGTAAGCAATGGCTGAAAAATCATCTCCGAAGACTGGTGCTGAGGCCATCACTTCGGCCAAGCCTACTCCACCCTATGCAGTCCCTCGACTAGTCCGGACAGAATCAGGGTTGATGACTACAATNTATGTCAATCCTGAGACTGGGGAACAAATTCCTGATCTCAACGGCTACACAATCATCTCCGGTAATAACTACTACCAACCAGATGAGNTCGATGATGAAAATAAAGATGGTGTCGTAGAGTCTGATGAAATCACTCAGACAAACACAGCCAAGGCTTTAGAACAAAATAAGGGTGGGGCTTTAGAATCTAACGGCCCTACTCAAGGTGGCCCTGGTAATCAGAATGCCGCCAACAACTATGGTTATAAGAGTAAACCGGGTTTCGTCGGATTGGCAGGGATGGTTCCCGGTCCTATCGGGTTGGCTGGTAAGGCTGTAAACCTAGGCTGGAATGCAAACAACCTTTCAGCGACTTCTACTGCCCGTGCGATGCTTGGTCTTCCTGATCTTACTGCCGGTCAGACTGTCAAAGGTCTTGCAAGAGATCAGAAGGGTCAAGTCGGTAAGGTCGATATCAACGGTAACACTTATTCTGTCGGTTTCGAAGCGATGTCTCCTTCCGGGAAGACTAATCTTACTCCGGCTGAGGCTCGTCAAAGAGCGTTAACCCTAGGTGGTCTTACAGAGAATACTTCTAAAGATACCAAGAAAGAGAGTAAGGGTGCTCACATTTTGAGTAGACTCTTCGGTGTAGATCCTGATGCTAAGACAGAGGACAAACACATCCTTGGAAATATCTTTGGTGTCAATAGAGATGAAGAAACTTCACCTACACCGACTTCTAGACCGACACAGACTCAATCACAACCATCTGCTTTGATGTCTCCCAACAGACCTTCTACACCTTCTGCCCCTACGACGACAGATCCCACTGGTGTAGGTTTTCAGGCTGCCTTTGGTCCTAACAGACCTAATATGCCGTCCGACAATATCACTGGTGCCATCAAAGGTGCAGTCGCACAGACTTTTGGTCCGGGTTATTCCATCAAAGGAATTTCCGGGACTGAAGATGAAGGTAAACAGTATGGTTCTAAGAGACATAAGACTGGACTGGCTCTTGACTTTGATGTCGTAGATCCTTCTGGAAGAAAAGTCACCGATCAAAACAAACTGAGTGATTTAGCTAGTAACTTTGCTTTTGCGAATCCTACAGCCCAGGTTGGCTATGGTCTTGGTTACATGACTGATGAAAAAGGTTTACCGGGTAGACTTCACTTTGATCTGACGGATCTCGGTGAGACTGATCCCCAACATTATTCAAGTCAATGGGGTTCGATTGCATCTGGTGCTGCACTCAAAAGTACTCTGGATGCTGCAAGAGCTGGATTTCAACCTACTCCTTTCTCTAACGCCCCTACACCTACCGCTAGACCCGATCCTACTGCGCCTCGTGCTTTTGTCTCTCAAGATGAAAGGCCTTCTACACTAGACCCTGTCGGTGATTCTCTTGATCCCATCGGAACTTCTTCGATTAGAGATAAAAATCAGCCTACAGTCGCTAGACAGACGATTGCCAACGCAGTCAACACTCCTACGCAAGCTCCTGCCAGACCAGATTTTAATTCGATGACACCCGCACAGGCTGCTTCTCTTGGTATTACTACGAGGACACCCGAACAGGTAAGTCAGATTGCAAGGACGATTGCCGGTGAACTCTCACCCTCTGCTTTGAAATCTCTTGCTGCTGGTGATGAGGATGCCAAGGCAGAATTTGCCTCGATGATTTCTTCTATCGAAAATCGGTCTACATCCAAGATGTTCTCTACTCTAGACAGTGCATTGAATCCGACATCGTATAATTCTTTGATGGACAGTAATGCCGCTGTGACAAATCAAAACTTCGAGAAGTTCTCACAGGCTCTGATGGATAATGC